GATCATACATATGACGAGGTTGTTCAAGAGTGTTGTACATAACTTTTATTTTATAGCGGCGTAATTTTTGCCTTTTTTAATTTTTGTTTGTAATTTGTATTTGTTAAATATTCCTAATATTTTAAGCATCACATCTGGTTCACTTTTATCGTAATCAAATAAAAACGAATCGTACACATATAATACGAGTTTAGTATTTTTCCCTCGTAACACCTTGAAAATATCGTATAATATACAAACATTATTTGCGGTCTCCAAGTTTTGAAGTACGTAATTCAACAATTTTTGTGGGTTCATATTTTCCAGTTCTTTTTGATAGAACCTATGTCCTGAAATAGGGCACTCAATTGATCCCCCATATTGGAATGTATCCCATAAATCGTCCGTATATGCTGTTACTTTTTTAAAGAATTCCAATTCCCTATACTCCTTCCAAATTCCGCCATAAATTTGTTTAAACGTGATCTCTTTTGCTTTGGCGTAATCCACTCCATACATCTTAGCAAAACTACCATGGATATCAAGGCTATCGAAAGTGTAATCAAGTAGGTTAGCCAAAAGGGTAGGGTGATAAGCACTAATGTCCATTTCGATAAATGAATCATTGCGCGGTATAAAACATTCTCTTTCTCCATTATTTTTATCTAAAGCTGAAAAATTAATGCCTCCAAATGCGTTTGAAGGGCGTGTAGTTAATGTATTTAAATTATATTGCGTGTATATAAACTCGTTTGCTTCTTTGTTGAAGTACTGCTCGAATTTGGATTGATCTACTTTTATACCCGCTCGTTCGAGTTGATTAAACACCAAGTTCGCCTTTTGGTAAAATGGATTTACATTTGTAGTATTATAGTTAGCATGATTTTGCTCACATACCTCATAGTGTTTTACGATCGGTACAATAGTGTTTAGATTTTGTATTTCCGGATATCTGCTGTATAACTGTGCGTGAGCTTGTGTTAATTGAGGTATATACGTATGGGGGGAGGGTGATGGTTGGTAACAGTGCTTAATAGGGAAATAATGTAAAAATTCTTTTCTATCCCTTACATAAATTCTTTCTATACTGTTTAATACTCTTTCTACTATCTCTAAATCAAAGTTTATTGTTTCGCTATGGTTTATAGCAATGATGTATCCTTTTGTATCATTTTTTGGTCTAATATAGATAGCACATACTTCGTTTTCAACAGGATGAAGTGTATGTGAACATGGAATAATATCGACATAAGCCTCTTGGTGCTTAATGCGACAAATTGTTTCTATATGTTCAATATCTTCTATGAGCCAATACATGCTCTAAAGATACTAATAGAATTTTAAGATCCCAAATATCTATTAAAGTCTCCTTTAAAATATTGAATAAAACCTAACCATCCATTTGAAGATGCTGCTTGGTTTATTTGAGTAACATTTTGACTTGTTACTTGGGAAGGATCTCCAGTTATATACCATTTAAGAGCGGCTACTGAGTATAAATCATATGCAGTTGTTGGGTCTTGGCTTTTAATTCTATCATGGTCTGTTTGGGATGTTTCAAAGTAGATTAATTCATTGTTTTTCTTGCAGAAATAGCGAATTAAAAATCCTCGTCTTTTATCTTCAGGGGATGGTAATGTTAAACTAAATTGTGGGATAATTCGGGTTTGAGTAATATTAATACCATTTGCATTACTGTATATTAAATCAGTTGTGGTTTGGTTATATGATATTTTATTTGGTGGTGGGGTTGCAGTACTATAATCAGTAACGGTGTCTGTGGAAAGAGAATATAATTGTTGATTAGGAATATCTGATGGATCTTTTCCTGTGAATAATTTCCCTGTGGATGTTTTAAAATAATATCCTGTGTATCCTGAAATGGATGGTGATGAAGGGGATGGAGAAGTTGTATATTCATCCCCACTTGTATATAGGTTAGTTTTGACTTGGGATTTAGGGTAATATGCCATACTAATAAATATTAAACTTTTTTATATACTGAAAAGTGATGGGCATCATTAGAATCTTTTAGCCAGAATACTGGGTTTGTTCCTCCTTGGACTTTCACAAAATTTTCATTAATTTCATTATGGACAAGAGCTGTTGGGATTCTTGATGCAAATGCTGTGTTCCAAGTTGCCACACCTGCCGATCCTAAAGGATATTGTCCTGAATTTATATCTATAGCCATACCGAATGCATGGGCAGATATTTGACCATATGCAATTCCACTGGCCGGAGTAACGTCTCTGAGGACTATTCCAGGACCCCATGATGCTATATGGGTGGAATTCCACATACCTTTACTATCTAGAAGCTGGGTTATTTTAGTTAATGTAGGAACCCATGCTTTATTAACTCGGGCAGATTTTTCAAATCCTGAATTTCCTTTATAGGACCATGGAACTATATTATTAGTTACAAAAGATGGATTAGGTTCATATTCATTTCTTGCCCCATTAAATCCAACTACTTTAGCATATTTAATTCCTGATGGGTCTCCTGGTTTGGTATAGAATTTAATTGGGTAAAGACCTCCATTGATTTGGGCTAATGATGCTAATGTTGTATTGGCTAATGTTTTGGAAACATCTACATAATTAGTTCCATCAGCTTTATCTGCTTTTCTTGCAGGTGAAATATAAACTCCAGTAGGACTTCCTTCAGATGCATCTGTGTTTACAGCACCAGTAACAACTTGATTTGCTGGTGGAGCTGGTGGGAGTGGTGGGGTTTCAACTTGGCCAAATATTTGAAGACTACCTGTAATAGTATTAGTTATTGTACTAGTTCTAGGGATTAACGTAGTGGTAATATTAGTTTCCCAATCACCATTTGAAATTTTATGATCGACACCTGTTACAATAAAATCTGTTGTTTTAGTGTACCCCGGAGGTAAAAAGCTAGTATCCACAGATAGTTCATTATAGATCTTAATTCCTCCGATACCGTCCATAGTAAAATTAACGTTAAAAGGGAGAAAACCTATAGACCCAGCCGCAACCTTATCTCCATCTTTATAAGACATAAGGGCTCTGAAGTATTCTGTTGCTACTTCTAAGTTTTGGTTTATTCTTGAATCTACAAAGCTACTAGGCATAATTTTATATAAAATCTATTAGTTTAGAATCTTTTGTTAAATTAGGGTATTTAGAGTTTAATAATGAAATTACACTATTAATATATTTTACAGTATCATTTTCTGAAGGGGGTGCATAAATGAAAAAATATTGTTCTAAAGTAAGTTTTACTTTTTTCCCAGAAATTCCTTTAAGATTACTAGGAACAACCCATGTTGTTCTATAAGTGTCACTAGCTGCTGAGGAGCCATTGACTATAGTTCCAGGGTAATTTCCTTGGGCCCATTCTTTTATAAATTTTTCAACTAATGCTTTTGCACCTAATTCAGGAGTAGAAAATTTAGCAAAACGTCTAGTACCATTTCCTGCTGCTGGTTCTAAAACTACTCCAGGGTCAAGAGTTTTTAGGGCATCATAGTATGATATATTTCCAGGATTATTATTTCTAGAAGGTCTATTTGTAGATCCTTTTATATATCCTTCTTTAGTACCCTGAATTAAGGCTAATTCAAATACAAATGTACCTGGGGAGTAACCAGCACCAATAAGGGCTTCTCTTAGTCCTTTAGAACCAACTAAAGTGGAAGGGGTAGGAGTATTTGTTGTTGGTGGTGTAAGAGGTGGAGTTTCAACTTGACCAAATATCTGAAGGCTACTTGTGATAACATTATTTATTGGGCTAGTTCTGGGGATTAGGGTAACATTGATATCTGTTTCCCAGTCACCATTTTGTATTTTATGGTTTATTCCAGTAATGATAAAATCGGTTGTATTAGTATATCCCGGGGGTAAAAAGCTAGTATCCAATGATAATTCATTATAAATTTTAATTCCTCCTATACCATCCATAGTAAACGATATATTAAAAGGAATGAAACCTATAGAACCTGCTGATTGATTAATTTTATTACTAGTAGTATTTTTGGTTCTTTCAGACACAAGAGCCTTGAAGTATTCTGTTGCTACTTCTAAATTTTGGTTTATTCTTGATTCTACAAAGCTACTAGGCATATAAAATTTAATTAATTATGAAGTATAAGATGGAACAAATTTAGGGAGTTTACCATTATTCAAATTTTTATATGTTTGTATTAATGCTTTAACAACAGTTCCTACAGTATATTTTTTATCTTTAGCATTGATTCCCGAAGTATAATAACCTTTTATACCCTCTCCGGTAACAACATTACCAACAATAGCATTATCACCATTTTTAACAGTAGGCATGGAAGACCATGTTCCTGCTAAGCGTGTAACAGCATATTCTAATTGAGATTGACTACCTTCTGAGGAGAAATAATTGTTAATAACTGTATTAATTAAATATTCGCCTATTTTTTCTTGGTTAGCTTCATTATATAATGCTGTATTTGGATCAAGACCTGCGGATTGGGCTCTTTGGTAAAGTAAACTACCAAGATTTTGATATCGTCCTACGGCTCTTGTAGAAACGGTAGCATAGTTAGGGGTGCCATCTTTCTTTTTACCAGATTGGTATGTATATGGATTTTTAGTGTTTGCTACAACTTCAGCTATTGTTGTTACTAAAGATGATTTCCCAAATGCTGCTTGATAAGTAGTACTAGGAAATAATGCATCATAATTAGAAGATTCACCAGAGAATATTACTGATTTTATAGGGTCATATTCAGGGCCGGTAGTAGAAATGGTTTGTGGTATTGTCGGTGGAATTACAGGTGCCGTTTCAATTTGACCAAATATTTGAACACTACCTGTGATAACATCCGTTATAGGGCTAGTTCGTGGGATTAGGGTAGCAGTGATATCCGTTTCCCAATCACCATTTGAAATTTTATGGTTTACTCCGGTTACAATGAATTCTGTTGTACTAGTATACCCTGCAGGTAAAAAGCTAGTATCTAGAGCTAATTCATTATAGATTTTAATTCCACCCAGACCATCCATAGTGAATGATATGTTATAGGGGATGAAACCTATAGAACCTGCTGATTGTTTTATTTTATCAGTGGTGTTTTTTTTATTTTCAGAAACCAAAGCTTTGAAGTATTCTGTTGCTACTTCTAGGTTTTGATTTATTCTTGATTCTACAAAACTACTGGGCATAATTTGAATTATTATTTATGGGAACATGTCCCAAAGATTACCTCCTCCTTCTATTCCAAAACATTTAGCATTCCAACTCATAGCTTGGTTAAAACTATTAGCAGTATCTTCACGAGTTCCTTTAGCATCATCATTAGTATCTTTATCAGCTGCTATTAGTTCTGTTTTAAATCTATCTGTTAAACCTTCGTTCCATCGGGCAAATGCCGTTGCTTCAGTTCCTTTAACGTATCCATTAGCGGTTGCTCCAACAGTAATCATTGTAGCATATTCTGGAGTAATAGCTGTTTTTAAATCAACTTTTCTAACAAATGTTGAGTTTCCTGCAGGGCTAGTAGCTCCATTTCCATAACCATAAAGTTGAAGAGTATATTTTGATGGTGGGGAAGTTTTAGGGATAGGAGAAGATTCAAATATTTGTAACGTATTTGTATCTTCATCTATAATAGGTTCTAAGTTATTTACACCGGCCATAGCTTTATTGATACCATCACACATTGCTTTAATAAAATCATATACCGAAACATTTCCTCGCTCATCCATATTAGAAGACATAGCCTCTGCAATAAAATTGAAATTCATATAAATGTTCATAGGATTTGCAATATTATCTTTATCATCTCCTATTCTCCACTTTTTAATTTCAGGGAGAATGTTTTGAATCCAGGAATCTCTATAAAAATTGTCTCGGCTTACTATACATGTTCTCCAATCAAATGAAATTTGGAGAGGTAAACATAACATTTTTTGATTATCTGAGGTGTTTATGTCAAATATATTTGGGTTATCATCATATTTGGCGGCATTAGTTTTTACACGGGTAATTACTTTTTGTTTTAGTAAACTTAACAAATATCCTAACCTTACATAATATTGAGGTTTATCTAATTTTATTACAAAAGCATCTTGTTCTTCATATCCGGTTCCTTTTAATGGATTTTTAAATGAGCTAAAGTTTTTAGAGGATGAGGATTTAGCAATACCTTGAGCAAATCTAAGATCTGTAGGTTTTGAGGGATTTTCTAATTTTTTTAAAAGTGAATCATTATTATCAGCAAAACCCTTTTGAAAAAAACTTAGAGGTGAGAAGTTTTTATTATTACCAAATGGTTTTGTTCCACGAAGTGTGTATCCTTCATACTTATCTCTAAATTGTTTTCTAAATAAGACAACTTCATTATTTTGTAGTGAGCCAGTAATCAATTGCTGATCTTCGGGGACCTTGATATACGGGTCCCAAACAGCGTCTGAAAAGGCTGTTGTATTGGTTTCTGTATAAGAGTAATTGGCATTTTTTGTGTTGAATACTAGGGTGGCAAATTCTGCATATGATCCCTGACCGGCTCCAGCACCTCCTGTACCTCCAGATGAGTAATTACCAATAAGTCTTTCCTCTATTTTATATCCATAACCTTTATAAGCATCTAGGTTTTTTCCACTATTTGAGGCTGCCGTTTTTGCCTGGGCTTCTGTGAGAACTTTACCATCGACGTCATAATATCCCACACCCTCTTTTGGAAATAAATCATCAGGTGATATCCATCCATCTCCATCTTTAAATCCTACTCTAACAGTTTCAGTTACAAAGTGATCTTGGGTAGAAAGTTTGGCATCTCCTTCAACCAATAAATTTCCAAGAGTTGCTTTCTTTTGAAATGTAGAGTCATTACCTTTGATAGTATATATAGTAATGGCTTTTCCTGTTGGTGACTGGTTTACTAATCGAAATACATGAAGTAAAGATAAAATAATATTATCTTTTCTATGTTGGTCAATAGGTTCACCTTCAGTAGCCCAAGTAAGGTCATTTTTATCAACATATGCTAATGTTTCATATGATGCTGGAACATTAGTTTTTAATGATTCAACAACATCACCCAAACTAATGACGGTAAGTTCTATACTATATGAACCGTCGGGATTAAATGACCAATTGAAATTAGAAACTTTACCTAGTAAAGCATCGTAATTACCATCATATAATTCCCTAACTTCAGCTATTTTAGTTGCAATATCACTGGGGGATTTATGGGATGACCATGCGGTATTAAAGAATAGAGTATTACCTTCAATAACAGAGGTATACATTTTTTGCAATCTTCCAGATTCAATAATTTCAAGTTGTGTTTCCCGTTTAGAAGAAGCCATATAAATTGAATTCCCCCATTCAAGTAAAACTGTATATCCTAAACGCATATATAAAACATCTAGGATGGCAAGTTGATCTCTAGTTTGAGCAGTTAATTTTACTGTTGCCTTTTTTAATGAACCTCGGTTTAATGATTTTACCTCTAAACTTTCTATACCAGGCATTGGAACTATTCCAAAATCTTTTGTAGCTGAATATGCTCCTTGGTCTCCTATAAAATCTGTCTTTTGTGTAAGAACTACATTACCCTCTTTTGAGGATGTTATTTGAGCAGTTCCACCAAATAAAACATAATTTTTTGCAAGTCCCATCCCCTTTAATTGTTCAACATTAGATGTGTCAAACCCCATATCTTCTAGTTTAGAAGAGGATACTGAAACACCTGAGGCCATTTTAATAAAGGCATTATTGGAATTTTGGTGGAGTAAATTTTCATCTGTTCTTGGAAGTCCAGGAATAGCACCACTACCATAAGAGGCTTGTCGAACTTGTATCTGGCGTTGAACGTAATCTGGGATTGGATCTCCTACTAGTGCCATAACTTTTTATATTTTAAATATTATTTAAATCTTGAAATGCTGCTATCAATTGTGGGATTCTTGAAGTTGCAGGTATTCTAATTTGGGCTCCAACATTTGGGTATAATGTATCATTTGGTTGGGATGGATTAGCTCTACTAATAACCCACCATAATGTAGTATCACTATAATATGTTAAAGCCAAAGTATCATATCTGTCTCCTTGACCCGTATATATATAAATATCGTTAGGAGATTGATAAATTAAAGGATATTTAATATTTGTATATCTTCTTCTAGGATCCTCTGCAGTTTTAATGATTTGGGCTACACTATATCTATTCATAAATTAAGGATTTATTGTTAATAAGGAAAAGTGGGATTCTCAAATTGATTTAGTGGGAGTTGGTTTTGATCAACATCAGTTTGAGCAGCTTCAGGAGGATTTTCTTGGTTTGTTGATGTTTGGGCATATCCATCATCCCCTTTACTATTTTGGAGAGCAATAAATCGTTGAGGTCCATATGTTGGAGTTGGGTAATTTAATGGATCTGAGACACCATTTATATCTTCGGTACTTGGTGTATTTGAGAGTTTCATGATTTCAGGTCTGAATCTATGGATTGGGGTAAATTTAATTTTTACATTAACCATATGAGGAACCTGTTTAACATTTGGATCTAGATTATTTTTATCTCCGTCTACTGGTAAATTAATTTCCCAAGGGGAATCATCAGGAATAGATAAGTCTACTGAGCTAATAAATCCGGGTTGTTCTAAGAGCCAATCACCTAAAGTAATTTGGGATAAATTCCCGCGAATAAATCCATTATCAGAATAACTAGGTGCTAATGAAGATGCTAAATAATTTAATTTTTTATATATTGGTAATAATTCTTGTTTTGATTGAGCAGCTACAGTAAATCCAATGGAAATATCTCTCTTAAATGATTCGTATTTATAAAAATTTTCTGCTCTACCCATATAGTTTATTGCTTTCCAATCAGCACCATACGAATCAGAATACTCATCTAAAAGGACTCTAAAGTGCATCCAATTAAGTTTAATGAATTGTTGCTTCTTATCTACATTATATTGACCTATAGTATTATTGTCATAAATTCCTATACGGAAATCAATCATATCCTTTAACAGATCGTTATCTGATGGAGTAGTCCCTTGATATATAGGAACCGCATTAATAAGATCTACAGGGCCTACTACTCTTCCAGATATAATTTTACCTACTTGATAATTTTTTCTATTTCCTCGTTCTCCTGCTCCTCTAAAATTAGTTCTTGTTTCAATATTACCAGTATTGGCTACATTTGGGTTATAGCTTGGGGAAATACTAAGGAAGGTTTGGGAGGAGGAGTTTTTTGGGTCATCTACTAAAGGTTTTCTAAAATCTTCTGAAATGGTTGGGGTGTAATTCTGACTCTGGCTGCCTGAGATTAATGATTTTCTATCCCATGTCAAATAATTCCCTATCATTTCCTTTTGAGAGGAAATAGTAACTAAAGATTTTTTTCCAGTATTATCAGTAGCATATTTAATTCTAGTGGGGCCTATTCCTAAAACTGAGTCAGGCCCACCTCCATAAGACATAAAGAAGCTGTCTTTGGATTTTATTTTATATGGTGATTTTAACAGTGAGTTTAATTCATTAACTTCAGAATCAGTACTATATGATAATTTACTTAATTTAATTAAGCGATTATTTTTTTCAAAAGTTGTTGCACCTTTTTCATCACCTTCTAACTGGTTTTTAGAGATAGCTTGCTGGTATGTTTTGATACTTAAAAAATTAATAAGTCCCGTAGGGTCAATTCCTTGTTTAAGTAAATGCCCTTCAATAATGCTTATGGCAGCTTGTCCTATTGTTGAAGCTGGGGTGTAGATACCAGCGTTGAAATTACCCAGCCCATAAGCTAAACCTGTTGATGCTTCTGTGGATGGGGAAATTCTAGATAATAAATTTTGTTTAGCAAGAAATAAATATCCACTGATGCTTTTTTTATCAAAAAAATATTTTGTTAATCTTGTTACATCATCTACTGTTCTAACAGCCCCAAAAAGATTTCCTCTAGTTAAAATATCAGGACCCCAAGATTGAGAATTATATCGGATATTATCTTCTAATTTTTGAAGTCCAGTACCTGTTGTAGGTCCTACTACAGGAGGGGGTGCAATTTGAATATATGGTTGGTTTGAATCTCCATACCCAATACTTTTTTGACCAAATGAAGTTTCCAAAGATACAGCATTGACATTCCGAAATGATTTTTCCGCGTAAAATTTAAAATTCTGTGGATCTGTTAGTATTTGGTAAAGTCCCATATAGGTTTATTGGAAAGTAGATTTTTCGTAATTATTTTCTGGGGTGTATTTTAATTTATAAATTGGGTCACCCCCAGAAGGATCATTAAGATCTAAAGTTGTAGGTAGTGGGATTGCATTTGTTATTCCATCTCTATAAGCAGAATAATTATTAGTTGTTAATGATGCGGGTTGTCCATTAACCGAATATCCTTCTGAATTGGTTTTTACATCGTAGTGGAGTGTAGATTGTTTAGTAGCTAAAGGATTTACAGGTATACCTTGTCCATTATTAGCGGAGTATGGGGAACCATCCATAATGAGTTTCTCCTCTATCGGGTCGGTAGAAGAGTTGGTAGAACCTATATTATTAGTTAAAGAATAATCTGATCCGCCATTATTGAATTTATGTAACAATCCATTAGACATAATATTTTAGTTAGGTGGATTCTGCAAATATTTGGGTGGAGTAAATCCATTATTTCTATCCAAATTTGAGGGTTGGGGTAAATTATTAGGTGCTCCATCCTGATATGTTTGGAATTGGTTATTTACTGTACCCGAATTAGCTCCAGATAATGAATATCCAGGTTGTCCTGAAGCTCCAGCATGTAATGTGGATTGGTTTGTAGATAATGGATTAACAGATGGGTTACTCCCATCATATGCTGTTAAGTTAGATCCTTGTTGTTGAAGTCTGTCTTTAAGTCCCATAGTTATTTTGTTTATAAATATTAAATATTATTGCATTTTAAAGCTATTTTTAGCAGATTCCACTCCTTGTGTGTTAGGATTGTTTCCCGTTGTAGCTTCAATTACTTTTTTACCATCGATTGATACATTTACTGGTCTAGAAGCTAGTGCCATTATCGCACTTCTTAATTCTGCTATTTCTCTAGATGAATTATTACCGCTTGATACTTGAACTGCACCTTTAGGGGCAGATATCATATCATCTGCTTTGAATAAATCGGTTCCTGCTACAATAGTGTCTTTATTGTTAAATGAAATTGCACCTTCAGGACCATATAATACTCTACTTCCGTAACCACCTCCACCTGAAGGACCTATGACACCATCATCCATTGCTACCGCTGCTAAAGTTGCTAAACCAGCACCAATAGCTGCGGCCGCTAATATAGGGCCAACTCCTGGGGTAGCACCTTCTGAGGACCAAGCACCTTTTACAATAGCTATACCCGCGTTGATTTTTTCTGCAACTTTAATTTCTTTTAGTACTTTCATTGCTGTTGAAGCACTTGAAATAAAGTCAAACATTCCTTTAACCATTTTTAAAGCTATAATAGCACCTATACCAATTAAAAGTGTTTTAAACCCACCAAACTTTTCAAAAACTTTCATAAAAGCATCATATATTTGTTTAATTTTAGCTTTCATTTCATCAAAACCTGCAATAGTGTCTATTATCTTATCAGCTGATTGTTTTTGTAATTCGACTAATGTTTCTTGGCTACTTTGTTGTTTAAATTGTTTTTCTAATTCTTCGTTACCTAATTGATTTAAAAATTCTTTTTCTCTTCCTTGTGCTACTGCTAAGTCATACTGTTCTCGAGCTTGTTCTACGGAAGAAGCACCAATGTTTTTTAAGGATTCTTGATTAGTTAAAGTTGTTGCTAATTCTTCACGAGACATCCCCACAGATTTTGCAATTGCATCCTGTTGGATTCTATTCATTTTAGCAAAATCAGCAGATTTTCCTACATTTTTAGCAATTTCATCTGAGAGGGTAGCTAAATCATTATTTAGAGCAGCTTCACGTGCTTTTTCTAAATTTAAATTTCTACCAGTTAATAATTCTGCACTTAGTTCAGCTTCAATAGATTCTTCAAAATTAAGAATGCTTCCTGCAATATCATCTACTTTACCTAAATCGGTTCCTAATGCTTTAGCAGCAGCTACTGCTTTACCTAATCCAGCAGCACCACCTGCTGTAGATAATTTAATGGAATTTGATAATTTTGATACTTCTCTTAAAGCATCTTTTTCATTTAATACAACCCCACGTTTAAGACCTGCTACTTTATAATTAGCCATTAAATCTTTTGTAGCTTTTGTTGCTGATTGGTTAGTAGCTAGGGTATATTGGAGAATACCTTGGGTTTCTTCTGCTGTTAACCCAGCCATATTTTCTAATTTGGACATCAATGCTACATCCTCTTTAAGGGCACCAGTAAGTTGTTCAAATTTTATGGAAGTACCTAAATTTTTATTTAAGTCTACTACGGTTTTATTTAAATTTTGTGAATTAAGGAAAGCATCTCCTGTTGATTGGGCAAATTTAATCATTGCTCTATTAGAATCTTCTGCTTCTTTGTATGTTAAATTCATACTTTTAGCAGTATCACCTAACCTTTTATCAAATTCTAAAGCAGTATTAACAGCAAACCCAATAGCTTTATTAATTAGCTTCATAGGATTAAGCATCCCATCTAAAGGGGTACTTATTTTATCTAATGCCCCTCCAACTTTTTTTAATGATTCAAGCTTTTTAGCTTCTTTTGCGGCTTTTGCTAATGCTTTTTCTAATTCTTCAACTTCTCCAGTAGTATCGTCAATTCTTTGTTGAAGGAGATGGGAAGTATTAGCATTTTCGTTCATTTCCTTTTGAACGTCTTGTAATGCTTTAACAGTCTCCTTATAAGCTTTGGTAGTTTTTCCAACTCCTATAAGATTATTCTTTAGTTTTTCTTCTTCTTTAATAAGGGCCCCTAATCTACTATCTAAAGCCTTTTGAGAATTTAGTTGGTTTTCTTTTTCTAGTTGGAGTTTTTTAGATAATTTTTTTAATTCATCTGAACTTAGTTGGTTTTCTCGGGTTTTATGTTGTTCAAGTTTGTCAAAAATATCAACTAAATTCTCAAAAGGACTTAATGATTCTGCAGCAAGCGCTTTGGTGGTTTTTAATTCATTATTGAGTTGTCGAGTAACATCTTTCCATTGTTCAACAATACTCTTTAACTCTTTAGCATCATCCTTAGTAGCCATATTCTAAATTATTTTATTATAAATATTAGGGATACAATTTTTATTGATATGATACAGGTGGTTTACCTTTAGTTGGGGATCCCATGTTAAATGTTTGAGTTTCAGATGGTGGGGATGGTCGGGAAGATTTCTTTATAGATTTTTCATTAGCTGCTTTTTCTTCATCATAGAATTGTCTCATTTCGTTAAAAACAAAACGGCGAAGATAAACTGGCATATTATATACAACAGGCCAGCTATATCCTCCTTTTCCAAAAAAGCAAATTTGGTGGATTTGCTTATAAATAGATAATTTTACTTGTGATGAATTATCACTCGAAGTCAGGCCAAAAAAACTTAAGCCCAATTGGGATACTGACTCTATCCGATTCCCCAGAGGGAAAAAAAGTTAGATCTACGTCTGGCTGAAAATCTTTAATATGTGTTCTAAGAGACTTAGCGTCTCGTGCTAAGAGATGTTTATCTACAAATTCTCGAATCAATTTTGATTCTTTACTTCCATCCACTGATGTGATCATAAATTTCATTCGAGTTGATAATTCAGGGGAATTATCTTTATTGATTTTTTTAAGACCTTCTAATTCGCGTTGAATATTATTTTCGTCACGGTGTTGAAGTAACTTAAATGTAATGTTTGTTTTAGAGAATGGAAATGTATAATCAAATTCATTTACTCCTGCTGTAAATTTAGCTTCATCCAATGGTTTAGAATCCAATTGAGATAAATCAACTGTATGTTCTTCATCATCATATGTAAACGTGTATTCAGAGCCATATCCTAAAATACGAGAAGCAACCATAATTGCATTTTTATCTCCAGTAATTAAATCATCATAGTTAATTGGAGTTACAATCATTGCCTTCAATAGTTTATCGATAGCAGTACCGTTTTTGATATAATTGGAATTAAGAAGAATATCTTCTTCTTTAGCGGTCATATATTTCATTTCAATATAACCTTTTGATAAAGGATTATCTGTTGGATATACTAAACCTTTTGAGGGTAATTCAACTTTTTCTGTTGGTGTTTTAAACTCTTCCATAATTTTTATTTATTATAACTTAATTGTTTTATATACATATATTAAAGAGTAGTAATATTGTCAGGATTTACATTAAATGACAATACTCCATCTATCTTCAATATTTCTTTGCGTATTTCTTCCATTTTTGATCTATCAAATCCACCTTTTACAATCCAAGGATGTCCATCAACTTTGATAGTCAAAACAGTTTGAAATTTTTCAGTATTTTGAGCACTATATTCCATAGGTTCTTTAGCTGATGCTACTGTAATACCTGGGAGTGATCGGATGTCTGAAAATATTTCTTTTTGTGGTCGTTTTTTAATGTTAGTGATAATCATACCAACCATTTTAAATTTGTCTTGGTATTCTTCATTAAGCTTTTTGCTTAATTCTTCTTTTACTAACGTACGTAGATTTTCTAATTTCATACTGTTATAAATATTGCACTATCTAATAAGATTAACACTTCCGGCAAATTCATATTTTCCATCGTCTTTTTGACTTTTAAAATCAACTCTGTAATTATATAATCCGGGGATGCAAGGGGTATTAGCATATGTTCCATCCCAATAATCATTAGGGTCATGACTTTCATAAATCATTTCTCCCCATCTATTATAAATTTCTACATGGAAATTGAAGGGGTCAAATCCACTGGTAAAAGTCCATTTAAAAGAATTATTATGTTCGTTACCATCGGGTGTGAATGAATTAGGGACAAAAAATAACAATTCAGGGCATTGTACAATAGTAATTACTGTTTGTTGTTGTGGGGAGGGACATCCGTTTGAATAATGTACTACCGAAATATCAAACATTCCAGGCGCGTTCCAAGTGATGTTTAGGTTGTCTGTTTGGACGGTATTATTCAATATAGTCCATTCATTATAACCGGGTAAAGAAGCAACTACCGAGTATGTACTTGGTATAGAATCACCATCACACAATTCAAAGAATTCGTTATATGGCGTAATTGGGGTAATAGTTGGCTGTTCGTAAACAGTAATATTAATTGTAGTATCGAATGAACATCCACTTTGCAAATAGGTATAAGTTATAAAATTGTCTAAAGTATCAGCAAATGGAGGATAAAAATCATTACCCATCATTCCTGTTCCACTAAATACACCTCCAATAGGAGTAGCATTTAATGTTGAAAACTCATCATTTGAACAAAACGGACCCGCAGGATCAATTACAGGTAAAATATTAAATACAGTAACATCGAATGAAGCAGGAAGACTTGTACATCCGTTTGGACTGGTAGCAATAACATTAACTACTCCTGGGATGAATACTGATGGTATAGAGGTATAGTCAATTGTTATCGAGGTTGTACCTTGACCCGAAATAATATTACCGATACTGTTCCATGTATATGTGAATCCTGCTCCTAAATCGGGTACATTATATACTTCATTGGTTGTATTAAAACAAACTGTATCCGACGCTATTATAGGTCCTACTACAATAGGTGCGGGGTTTGTTAGTGTGGTTGTTCCTGAAACTGTACAACCAGCAACATCAACAATTGTAAAATTATATACACCGGCACATAAACCAATTGGATTAAAACCGCTTGCAGATCCATTCCATGAAATTGTTTGAATTCCTGTTCCACCACTTGAAAATACACTAATAGCACCATCACAACTTCCAACACATGTTGGGTTGAATGGAATTACTATTGGTGGGGGTAAATTTGGAGGTCCAGGTGCAACCAATACTGTATCAGGTCCTAAACTTGTTCCTGCATTACATGAAGACCATCCGGCATTACAAGTTGGGTAAACTAAATGACAAGTATATAGAGTAGGTCCTGTTGGAGTAACTGTAAGTGTAGGTCCTGTTCCGATTGCTACAGGATTTCCTACTTGATACCAAGTTAATACTGGGGTGACTACAGGTCCACTTGGAGTCCATTTCCAAGCATCGTTAGCAGCTGTCCAAGCAGTTGAATTTCTTCCTGGTACTGTTATTGCTGCTGTTCCTGTTATATTATGAATTCCTTGTGTTGCAGTTCCACCTTGCCATTGCATACAGGCAGGTTTAGTTTGGATATGGTTCTCAATGTTGTTGGTTGATTCGTAAATTACAATATGGAATGTACCTTGATTACCTGTACATGAAAACATAGGTATACCAATCCAACTTACTGTTAGTTTTCTACATGGAGCAACACCACTTGTTTGATATTTAATTTGACCTCCAATACCGGGATGCCAATCCTGCCATGGTCCCATAATGCAATTTTTTGGTGTTAAAGCACCTGCTGTGGGTAATGGGGAAGATGTGAATGTAATAGGTTGTCCACCTGAAAATGAGATCCATCCGTTGGAACCAATGTAAAATTGATTATATGTTTGTCCGTAAAAACAAAAGTTAAATCCAATATTGAATGGTCCTTGTTGAGAATCATCCGTCATAAATACAGATGTTCCATTATTTGTTTGGGTTACATATGGTATGGAAGCAACGGTGTAATTTGTGGTTTGATTGGGGTTATTACCCGTTCCACATTGACTTAAATTTGCGGTTAATGTAGTTGATCCTACACCACAAGGTAAAAGTTGATCGGGTCCTAAAGCAGGACAATATTGGCCGTATCCTATACTAGTCAATAAAAGAAATATCAATAATTTTTTCATAAGCCCAATATATTGAAAGAAAGTAAAAGCCCCAAATTTCTTTGGAGCTTTCGTATTCTTTGTTGTTTTGTTCTTAGTAATTCAATACACAGTAATCTGGTTGAACTTCAACTGAAATATTTACTACAGTTCCATCATCATCCCAGTTATAATCTCCAAAGTTAACACTTGTAATGACAGCTCCTTTGATTACCCATTCAGATACGTAATCACCTACAGGTCCTACAGAATTGAATGTAATATCTTTTTTATAAAAATCAGAATATCCATCTCTACCTGTTACTGATTCGTGACCTAAACGTACCCATTCCATTATTGCTTGTGCACCTGATGGAGTGATTGATTCGTACATTGTAAATGTGATAGGTCCC